ATTTCTTCTGATTCTTGAAGTCATTGATACCTTTATACCACATTGCAGGACAACGCATCCTCACGTCAAAGCCGTCGGCAGCCTTTTCGGTATAGTCAAATTCAACCCCATTGGCAAGGTTGTGATAATTCGTTTCTGATACCTTAACGCCCTCCCACACATTACTTTCTGTGTTGAGCTTTCCCTTAACAGGTATAAGCTGCTGTCTAATCTTAGCTACGTGCGCACTTGGTACAAAGTCATTAGAGAACATCTGACCTGTCTCATTGTCAAGGTTGCTAATATTAGCAGGGTCATCAATAGTATCATCAAAGACTATCAGTGAGTATTGCGACTGATGTATTGTCAAGTTCGGATAATACTCTTTCAAAGCTGCAAGCTTACTGTCTTCAATATACTTCGTGAGTACCCATGTGCCACTTAAACCATCACAGATATTCGTGTGCTCCGAGTTAATACCACGTGTACCCATTTCTTTCATTGCTGATAGTACGGTGTCTTTCTTTGAGCACTCAATGTCCTTTATTGAAATGGTACTAATAGTAGCACCAGCGACAACTGTATCTTCCAATATTTTTACTGGGTCTATATTCGGACATCTACGTATGCGTACGCTGCTCACATTACCCAAGCCTTCGTATGTCAAACCTCCATTAGGATAAGTGACTTTTGTCAAACCTATAAACACAATGTCTGTCATGCTTGCTGGGAACTGTGCCACTTCCAAAGGACAAGCCTCTGCAGGAGTGAATGCTCTTAACGTACTACCCTTAGCAAGGAATGTCTTTAAACGTGGGCAGTTTTCTGCTCGCACGCTAAGCACCTTAGTGTGTTGTATGTCAATCTTCTTTAAGAATGGCATTGCAGGAAGATTAAGAGAAGTTAGAACACCTGTTGTGTAGGCAGGTGTATAGCTTTCTCCACCAACAATCAATTCTTCCAATAGTGTGCAAGTACTGATGTCGAAGCCCTCTTGCTTTGGAGTACACGCTGAAATATCAAGCACTGCTAATTTGTCAGCACCAAACACATACACCATCTTGCCACTCTCCTGTGCTGCATTGGCTCTTAATGTGTAACTCTCACCTGCTCTTAGGTAACAGCTATCGGTAACAGTGTCCGCACGGTCTTCTCCTAAACCAAAGAAACCATCTTGCGCTGCTGTTATCTTGATAGAGATTTCTCCCATCATACGTGCTTTGAATGGTGCCGTATATAGGTCGCCCACCTGATAATAGCCGTCCCGCAGCTTAAAGCGTTTACGCTGGTAGTCTGGCAAGTCCTCTAAACGCAAACCATGAAGTGCGTAGAAGTAGTTGGCTGCTGCTGTAGAGTTCTGAATATACTTACGCTCGCCATCGAAAGAACTGATGACCTTTGCCCAACGTGACAGACGCTTTGTAATCCAATAGTAATAGCAGCCGTCAGCACTGAATATCTTTCTACTATTGCGTTCTGTCTTACGCATAGCAGCTGCCACTTCATGTAGTGTGATGGTCGTTGTGCCACTATCATCTACCCACATGTTTGGTGCTGCATACGTCTGCACGAATGTTACGCTATCCCAACCTTGGTATAGATGTGAAGTAACGGCATCCATATCCCAAGGAATTGTAAGACCGCAATCATTATCACTACGGTCAACACAGTCGCCATCGTACCAATGGTTAAAGTAGGCTCGTATCGTTCCATCTGGCTCCAAATAGAAGGCAATCATCATATTCTTACTACGCTGGTCTACTGCTGCCTTGTAATCGGACGCAATAGTATAACAACACAATGAATATGGATTGGCGTACTTATGTACTTCTTGCTGCCATTTCTTTAGACGATTTTCCTTTGTTCCTAATACTGATACACCACCAAGTGTAATGTTTCCATTCGCTTCTGTCTGATGTTGGTTACATTGCTGTGAGAACACAAGCCACTTATAAAGGTTATAAGGGACTTTCTTGCCTGCTTTGTAAAGCTCTTCAAGATTGTCATCATCAGGATATCGAGTTTCATAATAACTCATCCAGATTGGTGCTCCTGTTGCAGAGTCAACACGCATCATGTCATCAAGACTGTTCACGCCCTGACCCCAGCATAGGCTATCATACTTTAAGTATTCGTAGCATTCTGTTGGATTTACAACTCGTCCCGTAACACTCCACTTCTTAGTAGCCTTGTTAAATGTCATACTGCCAGTAGTGTCTATCCAGTTGCCACCTTGATACTGTACATAGTGGTCATCACTGGTCTTGTAGACATTCTGCCAAGTGTAGTTCTTAACATCGTCTGCAAGAACTTCTGTAAGCGTTTTGTCGACTGCAACAGGCTTTTCTACAGCCTGTACCTCTCGCATAGCACCCTTACCATCATTCTCAATCACAATATGCTCATTGCCACAATACTCACTAAGAACATAGATGTTTCCTGCAATTAATTGGGTGGTGTCTGCTAATACTTGCGACTTGAAAGCTGTTAGTGTTTGGTTCTGTGCTGCTACAAGTTCTGTAAAGTCACCATAGTTAAGGCACTTCTTACTATATCCGTTAACCCCCTTGAAACCAAAGAAATCGGCATCACCTTTGTCTGCATTGAAGTTTGCCTTAGCATGGAAATATGCCTTGGTAGGGTTCTCGGCATCGCTGTGGTTCATTCGGCTATCGGTGCGGAACAAAGCGCATGGGACGCTGTCAATGCTGGTGTGTATCTCGTACTCACCCTCATTGTACACCTGTGCTGGTGTCATGTACTTTTCACCCAGTGCTATTTGGGTCTCGTTCATCAACTCCATCATAGCACCATTATGTGCACCGCAGCTATCAGAGTAGTCCACCTTAATACAGATGATATTAGTGAAGTTTCCACCATCTACAACTTGTATGCGATTCTTGGCAGCCATCTTCACACACTTATCATACTTGGTAAGTGCGTCAGCATTGCCAGGGAACATCGTCTGAATTTCTTCACGTGTATGCAATAAGGTGACAATGGCTTTCTTCATCTTACCTTTCTTGTTCTTGATAGGTCGCCATGAAGAGGTTGTTCCTTGATTGGTCTGCGTGATACCGATTATCTTGCAGTTCTGCCAAGGACGATCTGGGAAGTAACAATACCAATCTACTATCTGTTTTGTTTTCTTGTCACCGTCTTTCGTTTCAAGATAGTCAGGATAGTTTGCTGCAATGTCTTCTGCATCTGGATTCTTACAGATAGCACATACCATCAGACCTGCGTCAAGACACTTCTGCATTGTTGGACGGTCTTTGGTCGTTCCCTCTGCTGTAATACTTGCCATAACGTTGTTTTGCTCATACTCTCCAATCATCGCTGTGGTATCTGTCAAGCCAACAAGATAGTTATAGCATGCTTGAATATAGTTGTAGTAAGTATTCCATGCTGTCAACTCGTAGAGATACACATCTGCTTTGTGTCCATCGAAATGAATAGTTGAGCTATGATTTGCTAACTCACCTGCTTTATATGCGACAGCACCAGCTTCATCACCATTTAAGAACACCTTGATAACACCAATGCCTCCGTATGGTGCAATCGTAGATGGCTCAAACACGATGTCGAAGCGTGTTGGCTTATCATTGACGTATGGCACAAGTGCTGTCGTTGCGGCATCTGTAAGAGAACCATTAGTAGCAACAATGAGTTCTTCACCTGTCAGAACAAAGCCCAACTTCTCACCCATACATTTAATAAGGTGTGCGTTGCGGTCTGCAACATTCTTAGTCATGACGGTGAATGAGAATGCCAAACCGTTCGTCTCGATAGCGTTCGAAGCAAAAGGTTGATAAGTACACTCTGCTGTTACATCTTCTGCAATACGTAATGCCATACGCCCTTTGTCACCAGCTGTACCATAATCGCTCGTTCCAAAACTGTCTTTTACAAAGCCATTAGTTGTGTAGTTTGCACCATTTACATTAATACTTACAGGCTGCCCATCTGACGTAATAGTCTTTATCGTTTTATCACTGTCAGCATTACTACGCTCTGCCATACTGAATTTAAGTACAGCACCTTCGGTTTCACTGATAGGAAGTAATGTACCGCTAATAGTAACCTTATACGATTCTATTAATGTAACATCACCACTATTAACGCCAAAGAGCAGGTTGTCTCCATCATGGTAACCGATAAGACGTCTGTTTATCACCTGTGTAGTATCACGAGCCATCACCTGTCGTGTGATTGTCTCAGTCTTGTTTGTTGTCTCATTGGTAAGTGAAACAACAGCTTCTGGACGTGATGTGCTACGCTGGTAAACTGCCACATCAAAAATGACTGTAGCATACAGCTTCTTATTCCCCTTGTCATCATCACTCCAACGTGCTACAACAATAGGCTTGTCGTAGTCATCAAGACTACTATCCTGCTGAATGACCATGACGGCAGTATGCAAGATATTACCTTTCACACCAGACGCAACATCTTGACCTTGTATGCGGATAGGATAAGCACCATGCGCTAATCCTGTCGGGTCTATTCTTACAGAATGTGAATACGTATCTGTAATAACAGTAGTTTCTAATGGCTGCCATGTGCCGTCTCTGAATAATTCAATAGTCGTACGGATACCTTTATCGCTACTATTCTTTGGAAAAGAATACATCAAGATGTTTTTTGCGTTTCCTCCCACTTCAAGACTTGTGTCCTTGGTGTAGTGTAGGGTCTGCACACTCACGCAAGTTACATCTACGGCTACTACAGAAAGGTTCTTGCTTGCAGTGTTACCACTATCGTCTACAACTACCATCTGCAAACTGCCTTGCCCTGCATTTACATAGAGTGAACTCAAATCAAAAACAAAGCTATAGTCTTCCAAAGTTGAAGAGGATGGTTTCTTTGTGTCGAATGTTGCAACGACTTTCTTCGTGGTACGGTCTACAAACTGCACGTTTGTAATACTGTTGCTTGTCTCTTGATTTCCTGCCTTTGTAACACTCAATATAGAAGCATGTACGTTGAATAATCCACCAGCTTTACCATACAAAGGATTCTCCTTGAATGCAATAGCTATGGTTGTACCACCCACAGATGAACCAGTACCGACAACGAACTGCTGTTCGTCACCTATGCTTTCTCCTGCTTCATTCGTCATCTGTAGTTTTACAACGCCCTCAGTTTCTGTGTTAACCTTTAGATTGGTTGGGATGTGCTTATATGCGCCTGCACTTGAAAAGGCTTTTTCTTCATTGTTCCTTGGTGTACCTGTTAACTCAACCTTTGCTGTGCCACCACCTCCAAAGGCAACCCATGGTTTTAAATCTGCAGGATTAATGTCTGGTACTTCACGAGTAAATTGGAAAGCAGCCCATACGTGTGCTCCATTGCTATCTTTCTCAGCTGTCTTGAAAGTAAGTACTGCTCCACTTCTGAAATAGGTGAAACCGCTTGCTTGCTCCAAATCTTGGACTGCCTTGATAGCTGTACTTAATGTATATTCAACATCAGGACAAAGAGAGTTAACATTAAGCGTATTACCGATGTTAGTACCGTTTGCACCAAAATCTTTCCAGTTACCCTCTTTGTTCCAACTCTCTGTATTGACCCACTGCTTAGAAACCCAACCATTATTAGGCGTGTTGAATGTGAGGACAATACCAGGAATCATTATCTTCTCTTTATCCTTGTACTCGCTAATCTTTTCCAAAGCAACAGAGAATGTCATATCTCTGTTCTCCATACCTAATAGCTTGTTGACATTCACAACGCTACGAGCAACGGCTGTCTTTCCATCGTTCTGTAATGCTTCAATATCTCTTTGCGAATTGGCAAGGTTCTGTTTTAGTTCCGCACCTTCATTACCAGGGAAAGCCGTCCCTGCTGTGTAGCCCAATGAGAGGTCTGAACCAATAGGGACTAATTTTGTTCCGCTCCATCGATATGTAGTATTGTCCGACGAATCGATATACACTTTACCACTTATTGGTGCAAATCCATTTCTTGAAGAAACGCCATACTTTTCTTGGTCTACCCAAGAACCATAATAGATAGTGGCTTCGTTCTCTTGTGTTTTTACTGCTAATACAAAAACATTATCAGTGCGATTATAGATTACCTTTGCATGCTCGTCTGTTGATAACATGTCTATACCCTGCTGTTGTGCAGTAAGGTTATCCATGCAACCATCAAACTCTATGACATCATCAACATAACTCGGCAAATGAGCAGCTGGTACTTTGCCATCTTCATCTAAAGGTGCAATACCATTTGCTTTGCCTTTTGAATCTTTTATAGTGGTTAATTCAGCATTTATATCAGATGCCGCTTTCTTTGCGTTCTCGGCAGTCTGCTGTGCTGTCTCTACGGCTGTGCGAGTTTGGTTCACACTATCGCCTTGTGTTGTTACTTGTGTTTTGAGTGCCTTTACATCATCCTTGATACCCTTAACATCGGTCTTCGTAGCGTTAAGGTCACCCTGCAATTCAGATATGTTGCTATTATATTGTTCACTATCCACTGTAGGGTTTCCGCCATTCTCTCCTGTTGCTACCCATGCGCCTCCATCTGCTACATAGATAGGTGCAGGCAAACTGCGCCCTACGATTGCCCACCACCCATCATGTGGACGAGGGTATGCCTCACGAAGTTTTTCGACTGTAGTAAAAAGACCCTTGTTGGCTGACTTGACATTCTTAGCCTCAAGCCAACCATCTACTTTACAATTGCCTTTTATATGAGTATTCCCTTGAACAGTAGCATTGCCACCTATGGAAGTATTACGACCTATTGATACGTCGCCATCTAATTGCGTTGTCTTTACAGAACTCATATTAATGCTGATTTTGCTAAATCTGACAACGCCTTGCTTAAATCAGCATTGCCATAAGTTGTTAATACTAATGATGCTATGGTGTAAACTACAGCTTGGTAGCAACGTTCGCAAATCTCGATACCATCATCTTCATCAATTACAGGATAAGGAAGATAGACTGCTCTACTAACCATAGCGTTCTCACTCTTGCAAGAATAAAATTCCAAAGCCTTACCTTCTGGACGAATAGCGATTGCACATACTGGCTTCTGAGGAGTACCACGTATGCCCTTAAAGCGGCTACTTTGCTTTTTGTATTCTGCATCGTCCTCACTGATAGCATGATATACAGCACGCTCCCAGTCATCCATTTGGAATACTACAAGACGCATGAAGTTCTCAGGAAGCAGACACCAACCACTTTCAAGCTCCTTCCAATAAATCGCGTCTCCAAAGTTATTACCTCCATCAAGTAGGTATGCAGGTGCCGTGCTATGTATTCTTTTTACCGCGTCTGTAACCTTTGATTTGATGATATCGTTTAAGGAAAGAGTATCCACATCATCAAAGCCTATCAGTGTGTCACTGGACATATTTTGGTCTATTGCTATGCGAACATCTTTTGCTATTTCATCAAGACGATATACTTTCATTGTATAGAGCTGTTACTTATCCAAACCCTCGAATTCAATGTTATTAGCCTTTGCTACTTCGAGGATAGTCTTAAGGCTACGGAGTGACGTGCGACTAATACCCAATGTGTCTGCGAGATAGTTCTTGGCTTCTCCCAAGTCGTTCACTGTAATCTTATGGATATTGCCGTCCTCACTCTCTTTAACAGAGGTATACTCTTCTTTAGCGGTCTCTGATGTATTCTTAGGTTCCTCAATATGGTCAAGGGTGAATAAATCTCCAAAACGATAGTGTCGCTCGATAGCATTCTGCAATTCTTCACTATCAGTTGAAAAGACGCTGCCGCCATTTGATAGTGCTATAAAAGATAAATGCATGCTTTCTCCACCATCAAGAGTAACATTTATCGCAATATGCGAATCTGATATATAATGCTTTGTCATGTCTTTATAAATAAAAAGGGATGGGATGTACGAGAATCCCACCCCTTAGTGTTATTAATTGTTATTTGGTGTTAGGCGTGTGCAAGCTTCATACGTGCATGTGCTTTAGCATAGCGCAAGTATAGACAACTGACCTCCTGGATAACTACCGCGTCGGTGTTACGAATGCCTGCTTTCTTTAAGTCAAGAATATTACGACCCCAAGAGATGTGTGTTTTCTTAGACAAATATTCTGGATCAAGAGCGAAGCCACAATCACTCATACCATTAACATCAAACAACTCATGATGAACTGTAAGAACCTCTCCAAAGTCTGTATCCCATGACTTAAACTTCAAGTTCCAAACCTCAACGGTGTCCTTCAAACGGAACTTGTCACTCTTAATCTTAGAGAATGCAGAAAGCATGTCTGAACCACAGAGGAGAATCTTACGTTTGTTTCCAATACCAGTACCAACAAACAAATCCTTGGTGATATCGACGAGGTCTTCATCTGAAATAACTGCACAATTCTTTGCTGCATCCCACTTTCCAACCTCGATATCCTTTCCTGCCATCCACCAGATACCACCAGTGAACCAAGTATTCATGCCCTCCTTAGCGATATGCTTGATAACATTCTTAACGCCAAATAGGTAAGAGTTCTCCATTGCAAGACGCATGTCGTAGATACCATCCTCTTCCAAATCAGAGAAGTTCCAGTTCACCTCCTTTGACGCAATCTTCTCAAAGGTTGACTGTTCTACTTGAATCATGAAGTTCTGACAGTACTGAGTCTCTGGCATTGGAATATTATTGAAACGTCCAGTCTGAACATCCAACTCTCCACAAGCCTTACCCATTCTTACAAGCGTAGCACCACTCTTAATCTCTGGGACAAAGATAGGCTGCTTAGAGGTGTTATCCATAGAGCCATTTACAGCATATACTGTAGGTACATTTGTAGAAGCATCCTTACCACATACACACAGCACAAGGTCAGGAATATTACTACCTGTATATGCCTTACCTGTATTAGGGTCTGTCACACCCTTAACACCAACTACACGGATAGTATCGTCGAGTGTAAACATATTGGTGTCGCTCACAGGAAGTGATGTGCTGGCACCAGTAGTCATAGCCTCAACCTTCTTTGTAGTAGTACACTTAATTTCACGTGTTCCAACAGAATAATACTTCACCACAAATGAGTCACAAGAACTTGATTTTGCAAAGCGGCTAATCTGGTCTACTGGCGTAGCCATAGGGCGAATCTTAATGATACGCTGGTCTACGTCGCTCATGTAGAAGTTTTCGTCACCATCTGTACGTCCCTGTGTTTCTGTTGCAATACCATCAGTGCCACCAGTGCCCTCTGCTCCTGCATTTGTTTTTCCTGCATCTGGAAGTGCGGAGGCATTAGCCATCAGTACTCCGTTTGACGCTCCCATCACAATAGCCAACAATGTTAGCATAATGCGACAGAGAAAACTCGAACTTTTCTTAATTTTCTTCATTCTTCTTTTGTTTTGAATTATTAATAGTAAAAATTGTCCTTACTTATAGGCTGTACGTTATTCGCCACCTCGCTCCCAAATAGACTGAGCTCCGTCGTAGCGACTGATAGCACCAAGGTCTGGCAATTGTCGTTTAGAACCGCCACCTCCGTTCTTGCCACTGAGATTAGCAGTACCATCATTGTGGGACTTTTTGCGAAGTTTCTCATCAATCTTTGCATTACGTCCTCGAACTTCGCCTTCATGTGCAGCTTCCTCAACATTAGCATCGTGATTGATAGCCTTAGAAGCCATCTCAATACTCTCACGTGAGAACTTACCAAGAATTCCATCTTTCATGATGTTAACAAGGAATTCCATTATCTCGTCAACCTGCTCATCACTCCATCCCTTTTCATCTTGAATCGACTTAATAGTGGAAAGAGTTTCTGCAATATTCTTTTGATACTGTTCGTCAAAATCTTTCTCTTTGGCAACACGTTCTGCATACTCTTGACTTGCTTTTGAAAGTTCTTCCTGTTTATCAGGGTCTTTAAGTTCTTCTACAAAGTCGTCTCCGAACATACGTACCAATTCTATGGCAGGGTTGCCACCCTTACGCCAATTGGTGAGGAAAGAAGCGCTGCGAGGGTCACTTGTAAAAAGGTCTGAGAAAGCCTTTTCACGCTCCTTATAGCCATTAATTTCCTTTTCGTATCCATCGTAGTCGTCCCCGATTTGACCATATAAAGCCTCTTCATCGTCAAAGTTATGATCAGGATACTTCTTACTCATCCTTTCTCTAAACTTATCACGATTACTCTTAACTGTTGGATTTTCAGCCATAATCTTATATCTCTAAATTTATGATGGTTGTTTTAATGCAAAAATAGAATACAATTATTATATAAATCGTTTAAGTTTTTACGTTCTTTTTTGTAACTTTGGAACATAGATAAAACCGTTATGAAACATCGAGGTTCCACTATGGAGTATGCTGAAGAGCGCATGAACGATATAATGAGGCTATATGATGAGCATATATCTTCATGCGAATATATCAGTATTCCACACATTTGCGAACAGATATCCAATATGCCTTCACGGAGGTTTTGGGTATCAGAAATTTGGGCAAGCAAAATAGTAATGGCAATTATAAAAGGTAAACACCCTTATTATAAGATGCGCCCTCTAAAACGTGAAATGTTTCATGAAATACACAAACGTGTTGTTGAACTTAAGAAAAAGAATCCTCATTGGTCGATTAATAAGTGTTGTGAGATAGTTGTAGCACAGCCTGCACCTAAATTCTATTTAAGTGCTGGCAGTATTAGAATTATGATATGCAAAGAGAGAAAGAAAAGATACGAAGAAAGAAAGAAAAGGTTACGTCATTGCTTTTAGCAGTAATAGTAATAGCTTTATCCTTATTGAAGCTTTCTGACTTGCACGAGGTTGGCATCTATGCAGGAGGTTCGTGGGTGGGGAGAGTACTCTACCCTTTCTTTCATTCGGGTATCATACACGCTACCCTTAACGCTTGGTGTCTTGTCTGTTTATTTTTTATCTACAATATCAGATTGCAAAGACTTATACTTGCTTATATTGTTGCTATAACTTTTCCAATAGATACTCTTTCGTTAGTATTACCAATTTCGAAATTGCCTACTATAGGACTATCTGGTGTAGTATTTTTCCTTTTTGGGTCAATCTCTTTTGAAGTGGGTAGGAAATTGTACTATCAAGCATGGATGATCTTCTATCTTGCTGTTGGCTTTGTGTTTCCATATACTAATGCATGGCTACATCTATACTGTTATTTATCTGGTTTTTTGTTCTCGCTTCTTAACTATCCTATAACAAGATGCAAAAAGAAGTAATAAGTATATTAAAAGAGAATGGTAACCGTAATGCCGACGTTTATCAAAAGTTTGACCCCATCAGTGGTGTAGGGTCTATTGGAGAACGTGTTGAAGTACGTATAGATGGTTTCCCATTAGAAACACAATGTATTCCTGTTGAAATGCTTAGCACTCCATTGGTAAAACTATTAATCAAGTGTGGAAGTATCATAAAATTCCTAACAGAAGAATTAGAAGTAGAATATTCTGAGGAAGATCGTCTTAAAGTTATAGAGCAATTTGTACGATTAAGGTGCCGCTATGACTTTGCTTTTTGGGCAGCATTGTATGTTTACATCAAAAACAAAGGTGGTGGAGACGATGTATTATTTCGACTCACACGCCCTCAAAGGAAGTTTGTTGAGCGACTTGAAAAGTTACGCAAAGCCAACAAGCCCATACGAATAGTTCTACTAAAGGCACGACAATGGGGAGGTTCTACAACATCTCAGCTATATATGGCATGGCTTCAGCTCATTCACAAGGTAGGTCTTAACTCGCTAATCATTGCTCACCAAGGTGCTGGTTCTGATGAAATCAAGGATATGTTTGACCGTATGATTAAAGCTTATCCTATATCTATGCTTTATAAACTGGGTGAAATCTACAATGAAAATGAGTCTAAATTAGTAGGTGTAGGACACTCTGGTTCTATTCATCGTGTACCACAACGTAACTGCAAGATAAAAATTGGTACTGCTGAACGACCAGACTCTTGCCGTGGTGGAGATTACAATTTAGTACATCTTTCCGAGGTGGGACTATGGAAAACTACAGATGGGAAGAAGCCTGAGGATATTGTACGCTCAGCTTGCTCTGGAATCTTATTGAAGCCGTATACGATGATTGTTTACGAGAGTACAGCAAATGGTACAGGAAACTTCTTTCAGCGAGAATATGATGCGGCA